ACAGGGTCATTGCTGTTGTAAGCCATTTCACCATAATCAACCGAACTCAAGAAGCAACCACTCAAATACCAAGACTCTAATACATTTGCAGGAGCCAATGCACCATTGCCTCCGTCAAGTACTTCGTAACGCATAGCAAATTTGTAGTCAATACCGCTTGGCGCACTAGATTGTTCAAAGAAGTCAAATTGTTTCTGAATTTGCTCACCAACCAACTGACTGACTGCGCCGGTAGCGTCGTCACGGAAGTTAACTGTGGTCTCTTGCCATTCGGGCTTGCCTTGTAAATAAATTTTACTGTTGTAAACGTCAATGGTAATTGGGTTAAAATTAACATTGGGACGCTTGATATCTTGTACTTGTTTTGTCAGTTCAAGAGTGCTGTTTGTTATACCAAAATTAATAAATGTCGCACGAAAGCGATATTTTAATTTTGGCATTAACAGACCTTGACTCTGTGTATTTTGTAAAGGTACTGTAAATGCGCTTGGATTTGCGGTTGCCATTATTCTTTCTCCTATATAGTTATTTATACTATTATGTTGATGATGTTCCTAGGGTCTTGATTACCCCGGGATTATATATTGCGATCGGAATATAGATAAATTCAACATCACGCAACGGTTCAATAGCAACATCTACATACAATTGTTGGTTAGCGATTGTGGTGCTAGTGTTGTTGCTAGTATCACAGATAACCAAGAAATCATATAATCCTCTCAAACTCAATACATTGTTCAATGCACCTTCGATCACACGAGCAATACTGCTACGTGTAACTTGATCGTTAGGCTCAAACAAGTAACCATTACTGATACTGTTAAATATTCTTCTTAGATATGTCTCTAAACGAACAACGTTCACACTACCACGGCTGCTTGAGCCACTGTAACGTGTTTGTTGTCCCCAGATTACCAATCCAGAACCAGGTAATTGTGTCAATGGGTTAATCTTTAGCGGATACAATGCATCACGTAAGCCTTGGTTAACACCGTTGTGTATAAATGCTCCGGTTGCACTATTGATATAACCAATATCGTTCAAGTTGCTGATTAGACCGCGATTGACACCAGCTGGTGCAAACCAAGGATAAGCCACTTGATCGTTGTGTAGGAATGTACGCAGTACTGCATGACTTGCTGGAACAACAACTGTGTTGCCGGCCAAGTCGTTTGTTTGTCCTGCAGGATAGTAAATTCCAGTATATGGATCGCTTTGTGCCACTGTGCCCAAGCCATTGCCGGTTGTGTTGTTAACCCAAGCCGTAATTGCAATACTGTTTGGTGCCAATGTCATTGGTGTGTCACCAATAATGAATCCGGTGTTACTACGATTGTTGTTCAAGTTAATCAAATTGCTTAGTACTTCTGGATATCCAGGAGCAACCATCAAGTTGAAGTTGTAAATGCTTTCGATAGCTTGTGTATTGCTATCAATTGCGCTTTGCATTGCTGCAACAACCATGGCACGCTGAGCTGTACTGCCAGCATTCATTGCACCTTTACTGTTCAATCCGCTGGCATTTACCCATGCCGCGCCCACAGTTGGCAAGCTGGTTGCAGTTCCAGGAACTGTACCATAACTGTTGCCCAGTGTAGGATAATTTGTGCTTGTGAAATAGTTTGCGACATATTTCTTAACGTTGTAACCACTACGACGTGTGTTAAACAACAATGTGCCACGTGGATACAAACGTGGATCTACCACATCCAAGTCCACATAATCGCTAAACAACAAACCTGTGCTTACGCCATCGCTGATAGCTGGGAAGTTGCCGGTAATAATATCGGTTGTACCGCTTGTGTCCCAACGTGCGTCGGCAAACACAATACCGTTGCTGGTCACGTGATCGGTGTTGTCAATTGCAACCCATGCGCTACCACTGTAACGATACAGTTTGGGATAGTTAATTAGGTCACTAGAGTCCAACCAAATATCGCCAGCTACCACCGCAGTAGTACCATTGCTTTGATATGTTGGTGCAGTTCCGGCACTTACAATAACACCATTCTTGTCGGTGTTTTGTAGGTTGTAACCACGTGCATCACTGCTGACGTTTTGATAACCTTTCCATTGTGTGCCGTTGTTGATCATGATATCAACATCGCTAGGATTGCTATAGTACCAGTATGTACCTGTAGCTGGTGCAGCATAAGGTGCATTGGCTTGATAATCAATCATGCTGGTAATTGGAGTCCAGTTGTCAATAATGATCTGATTTAGTTTATTAATTTCAACGCTGGTGCTGCTGCCATTAGTAAATCCAGCACTGGTCCATGGTGTACCGCTGGTTTGTACAATGTAAATTTCACCACCTGTTGTATGGATAACGCTGATACTGCCGTTACTGTTAACTTGTGCAGTCACATAAGGAATGTTTGCATTCAAAATGTCGTAAACAAACGAAGCCGCAGTTGTTCCGCTTGTGGTAACTGTGTAAGCAGTCATTGTGTTTGAGCCAGGAGCACTAGCATACATGGTGTATGTGTTACCAGAACTAAACGATGGAGTAAATGCTGTACTAGGAGCAGTACTTGTACCAATAGTTTGACCGGTTCCACGTACAAACCATTGCAAGTTATTGCTTGTGGCATCTTGTACACCGTATGTGCCAACAACTTGACCTGGATTAACTCCTAGGCCGCCGCCGGTTGAGTCTAATGCATAGATAGCTTGTGCCAAACTGCTGGGTACGCTGCCGTCAGTTGGTCCAAACAATGGAGCTGTTTTTGGCACCCATGTGCTTGTTCCTGCGTTCCATTGTTGTAGTACTGGGCTGTATCCGCCACCAGTGCTGGTAGTCTTGAACCAAACACTGCCTGTTGGGCGTGGTTGAGCATCTGTGCTGAACCATGCAGGTTGTTGTGCATAGTTACCATAAATCAAACTTGGGCAGTAGTATGTGCCTGATGTGTTCAGTGTAACACCGCACTTGGCAAGTGGAGTTCCTGTACCGTCTTGGATAATCATCTTGCCGTCGGCTGAACCACCAGTGCTGGCAGCTGAACTTGTGACAAAGAACAATATGTTACCGCTTGAATCTTGTGCGGCTTTTACGCCAGGAATGCTGGCGCTATTGATGTTAGTTACCAATTGAGCAATGGTATTTGTCACGCTCAATGTTACTGTTGTACCATTAATGGTAAGAGTGTTGTTTACTGCCAAGCCAGTGCCGCTAGGAATAGTACCTCTCAGTACCGGCAAGCTGTATTGCCAGTTTGTGCTACCAACTTGTACCCATGGTGTTGATGCTGAATAGCCGTAACCGATGTTTGTTTTGTAGAACAAACGAACCACACTAGGTGTAGAACCGTTTACGTCGGTCATTACAAAAGCGTAGCTGCCAACTTGGCCCACAAAAGGCTTGGGAGTTGGTACGTTGTAGGGACTGTAGTTGCTGTCATCGTACACTTGCGATGGGCTAGTAATAAACAACGGAGTTTGATGTGCAAATGCAGTACCGCTAGTAGTTGATGCTAGTGCATAAACACCAAATTCTGTGCTGGTTGTGTTCAACCAATAGGTCTGATCGGCTGGAGTACTGTCAGGACGCACACTTGTACCTTTTAGTTGGTTCAAGTCAATGTCGGCACGGATTGCATACAATTGGTTGCTTAGTCCCAATGCGCTATATGCAGTCAAAAGACCGTATTCGTTTAGTTCGCTACCGTTGATTGGTGTACCGGCTGCACTGACTTGGAAAGTGGGTGTGCCCATGGCAGTAACCAATTCACGTTGACTTGTGAACGATTGCAAAGCACCAGCATTGGCTTTGCTTGTACCTGTTGCGGCCGAACCATTGTATGTTTTGTCTTGAGCAGTTGCTAGTACTACCAACGGGATTGAACCCACGTTGCTACTAACATATTGGCTTTGGTCATTTATTGTGACTGATATTCCTGGGGAAACTAGTGCCATGGTATAATTCCTTTATATTACATGTTATGAATATTTAGCCGTAATACCAAAAAAGCGTGGCGTAGCAGGTGCCTTTGCAAAGCCTTGCATAAATATCAATATGACAAAACGTGAGCTGTGTACTGCTTGTAATCAAAATCCGCGAGCAATTAACTATGTCAAAGACGAAGTTTATCACTATCGCAGTCGTTGTGCGGCCTGCATACGCCGCGGCAAGCGATTAAAGACTGTGCCGGCCTGGGCCAAGACCGGATATACGAAAAAACCGCAATGTGACAAGTGCGGTTTCAAGTTCAAGTTCCCGGTGGAACAGAGTGCAGTATTTTATGTTGACGGCAACTTGAAAAACAATGCTTGGACCAATCTCAAGACATTGTGCTTGAACTGCGTTCAAGAGGTTTATAAGAGCCGAGTACCTTGGAAACCTGCGGAGATTGTACCAGACTTTTAAGTTGTGCAAACAACTCGTCAATGGTGCCGTTGTTGTTAATTTCAGAATCAAACTCGGTTCCAACCCAGCTGGTCTCGCTGGCATGAATCTTGAGTTGAATCAATTTCCACTTAGCCTCTTCGGACTGTTTTAAATTTTCTTCTAGTGCAATGTTGTACCATTCGGGAAGTGCACCACGTTGCACCCAGATTATCTTGCCGCCCTGTGCACGTATGGCTCGAATTTCGTTGGGAAATCTGCAATCGGTTATAACAATGTTGTCGCGGCTGGTACGTATTTTGTTTTCTAGACTGGCAATCCACATGTCGTCGTGAAATCCGTCTCTAATAACTTCGGTGCCCCAATACTGTAGCACCCATCGCGGAGTAATGTCACGTCCCAATCTCGTACTCCACCATTCGTCCGGTTGCTCGCGCCAGGCACGACTTTCAGTTGTTCGGCCCTCGAGCATTTGTCGATCCCAGCCAAACACATTTGCCACTGCATCCTTTAGGCTGCTGGCAAAACTTTCTCTACGAAATCCGTGAAAGTTAACCAAATAATCTGCGGCAGTGTCTTTGCCTGAACCAATAAAACCACATATTCCTATAATCATAAAAAATGCTCCCGTAAGAGCATTTTAATTTAGTTGTAACACAAAGTCAAGTTATTTGCGTCGCAATGTTACCGGACCACGTGCGGTTACTGGACTACTGTTGTTGATTTCGGGATTTTCCGAACTGCCGTTTGGCGTTAGTCTATTGGATCTGACTCCAAATGCTTTTTCTGCTTGATCCAGAATTTGATGCTCGCCTTCACTGTAGGCCACTGTGACCAGAGCCTGTCCGGTTGGACCTTCTTTCTCGGGTTCAAAATCGTACTTGCCATCGGGTGCGCCAGCACCGCTCAAGAAGTGCGCCGAAAAACGCCAGGGTGCATACGGACTTGAGTTGTCCAAGTTGGGGTGATTCTTCATGCCCGGAGTAGCATTGATATGACTATCCGGCATCTGACTTTCTTCAGTGATAATTTCTGTAATCTTCATGTAGATATTTATCCAATTACCCAAGTCAAGGGCTGACTTCCGTCAACATACTGCTTGAGT